CTTTACAATCTATTCCAAAGATAATTGTCCATACTGTTCTAAGATCGAACAACTTATGGAATTCACCGAAGTTGATCATGTCGTGTATAAATTAGACAAGGACTTCACAAAAGAAGCTTTTTATGATGAGTACGGTGAGGGTGCTACATTTCCACAGGTCACATATGGTGATCAAAACATTGGTGGATGTGCAGACACTATCAAATTCCTAAGAGAACAGAAGCATTTACCAGATTGATGAACGATTTATTCTACGTTGTCGAGACCGCAATAGATTACGTATTTCAAAAAGATAAGTATGTTTTAAACCTGTATGAATATGCGAAGTCGTGCAAGATGACGAAGAATGAAATGACTCAGTTTATTAACAGTTCTACTGCTGCTGAACTGAGTGATCTTTGTAATGAACTTGATGAATACATCAAAGGTGGTGCTGATAGTCAACACAAACAATTACGTGAGGGTTATGGACACATACCCAAACCACGTGCTAGAAAAATAAGGAACTATCTCTACGGAATTTTGGAGGACGCATGGCGCTATGAAAGAGACAAGCGACCTGGCCGTAAGAAACGGTCCTGATTTACAAATAAATAAAGGCGTGGAGTTAATGCTCCGCAACAAAACTAAAAAGGAGGAGAGATCCAAAACGTTCCAGATTAGATTTGGGAAGATGATCTCTCTGTTCCGCCGACAGTTAGTCATCTCCCTAGATTTTTCCTTAGACATTAAGAAGGAGTAGGAAGATGATCGCAACGATCTTGACAATTAGTTCATTAGTTTCTATAATGTTCTTCTTCGTCGGTGGTATGGTAGGATGGTTGGCAAAAGAGCACGTCATCAAAACAACTCCATATCATCCCGACACAGTTAATCTACATCCCGAATTCTTCGATGAAGAGGGTAATGTAATTCCAGACCAAGTATTTGCAGTGAGATTTGAAAATGCCGAAGACTACGACGACCACGAAGACGACTAAACCCAGAGCAAAGAAAGCTCCTGCTCCTAGGGTTGCTCTTCCACCCAACCCTTTTCAGAGTGAGATCTTAGATCTGGTATCTAAGGCAAGGACCAGAGCAAAGAAAATCGAACTCCTGAAAGAGTATCGTAACGATGCACTGGTCTCCCTGTTGATTTGGAACTTTGATGATAGTGTGGTCTCTATGCTCCCAGAAGGCACTGTTCCATACAAACCTAATGAAGCCCCCAAAGGCACTGAGCACACGTCTCTGAGGAGCGAGCAGCGGTCTTTCTATAACTTTGTCAAGGGAGGTAACGATAAACTCTCTAAGACTCGTAGAGAAACTATCTTCATTCAGATGCTGGAAGGTCTTCATCCCGAGGAAGCAGACCTGCTGGTATTGGTGAAAGACAAAGCATTGATCAATCGATACAATGTCAACCGTGGACATGTTGAGGAAGCATATCCTGACATCCAATGGGGAGGTCGCGGTTGATGGGAAAAGGTTGCAAGGTCTTATTTACAGACTGTGATCCTACACAAGCACAGGATCGTGAACTCCCTAATAACTCTTATCTAATTGAATATTTACAGGATGGGATGACAAAGTTTGACATTGCCATGGGAGCAAAACAAGTTGATATCTTTGATGATTACTATGATAAGTATCAAAAAGATTTTGTAACCATGAATCAAACTGAGGGTAGACTCAACCCTAAGATGTATGGATACCAACCAAAAGACGATAAGAAGAAAAAGAAATGAACGAAGAGGACCTTAGAAAGACAGTTGAATCCCTGATCCGCAGTGAGATTCAAGATGTTATTAATGACTACGTGGATGACCAGGAGAAAAGTTCTTCTGGTAGTGGGTTTGGAGTTATTCCTAAGGACGAAGATAAAGAATTGAAAGTAAAAATTAAAAATGAAGAGGTCGATAGACTGATCAAGGAGTACAAGAAAATTAAGAAGCAAGAGAAGTCAAACATGTCCGAGATCAAAAAACTTGGTCTGGTTGACAAGTTCGGCAATCCACTGTAAACTGTATCACGTAATACAAAATTACTTGACTATATAATCTATGAGGTGCTATACTTAGCACTGACGTTCATCCCTTCGGGGACGCAAGTAGGTCGCGGAACGGAGCGTTCACCCCATGTTAGAATTACTTTTCTTTTCAGGTATGGCCTGCCCAGATGCTGATGCTTTAATCCTTCGGATTCAAAGGCATGAGAATATGGAAGCAGAGATCAAACTTGAACTGGTTGAGACCGTAAAGGATTCTATACCAGAATGTTATTGGGGCGCAAACGATTGAAGGAACGGGGCTAAAAATCCCTTACTTTCAGGAGTCAACCATGAACACCTTAACACTTATCAAAAACCAAATCGAGAAAGCAGCACGTCTTCATGACGCTCAGATCACTCACACTTCATATCGTGGTGTTGAGTATGACCAGCGTTGTGTAGAGTCCAAAGAGACTCACGGCACGTTCTGCTATCGTGGTCGTACCTACGTTAAGTGAATGTAAAGGGAGGTTAAAAACCTCCCTTTTTTTGTAAACATTACAAGATCTTCATTAAGTTAGCATACGCTGACTAGATAGTATAGAATTAAAGGAAAGCAATGACCTAAACCTCGTTGTTATTAGTTCTAAGATGGAGATTATTATGCATAACCTCATGTCACATAACCAGTTAGCAGGATGGAAGCAGTCGATTGAGCGGTTAACAAGGACCCTAGACAAGACCATGGAAGAATCAGACCTCATCAACGACTACTATGATTGCCTAATTGAATGTGATGATAATCAGGCTACATGTAAACGTATTTGTAGGAGCGTACTTAGCTAGTCTAATTCAAGAAAAAATCGCAAGAAGGAGGGTTGACTACCCTCCTTTTTTAATGCTATAATTAGTTGTGCGATCTATACTTTTATGGACAGGGAAACTCTTAAACTGATCGTCAAAAATTTAAAATCTCTGGTGAATGTATTAGAAGCAGAGGTTTACTCTGACGTGGAGGCATATAAATATGAAAAAAGGTCTCCCGAGATTACGGATTATGACGAGGTGTTCTACGACGGAGACGACGATGGATACCCGGACTAATGGAAAACAGAAAAGCAGCAAAGAAAATTATTAAACGTGCGAAGAAACATCCTGAATGGTATACCAAAGAGGAAGTTTTGTATGCTAAACTAATGAAACGAGAATTGAAAAAGAATGAAAGTAAAACTGATCTCAGTAACGCCTGACGCCGAGTCTACAATGGCATACGTGGCACGTGTGTCGAATCCAAATAATCAGGAGAATCCTAATTACGCTAAACTTCTTGGTTACTGTATCAAACACAATCACTGGTCTGTGTTTGAGCAGGCATTCATGACACTTGAAATAGAGACTACCAGGGGACTGGCGGCTCAGTGCTTGCGTCACCGTTCATTTACATATCAAGAATTTTCGCAACGCTATGCTGATTCCTCCTTACTCACGGAGACGATCCCTCTACCTGAACTACGCAGACAAGACACCAAGAATCGTCAGAATTCTATTGATGATATTGACCCGTTTGTTCGTCAAGAGTTCCAGATCAAAATGAAGAAGCACTTTGATGAGGGAATGAAACTCTACAAAGAAATGCTTGATGCATCGATTGCAAAGGAGTGTGCTCGTTTTGTGCTCCCTTTGGCAACGCCCACCAGACTCTACATGTCCGGTTCAGTTCGCTCATGGATCCATTATATTACTCTGAGATCTGCTAACGGTACGCAGAAAGAACACATGGACATTGCTCTGGAATGTAAGAAGATTTTTGCCGAACAGTTTCCAACTTGTGCCGAAGCACTTGGTTGGTAATAAATATTCACACATCATTCAAAAACATGGCGACCTACCCAGTAAAGAACAAGACCACAGGTGAAACAAAAGACGTTGTGATGAGCGTACATGATTGGGATCAGTGGAGGGAGGACAATCCCGACTGGGAACGATACTACACTCCAACTAACGCACCAGGATTTGGTGAGGTGGGTGAGTGGAAAGACAAACTCATCAAATCAAAACCTGGTTGGAATGAAGTGCTAGAAAAAGCACAAAACGCCCCTTCTGCCCGACAAAAGTTCAAGATTTAACTTATGCCTAGAAGAAAAAAGACGGACGATCCGATTGGTGTAGGACTTACTGCAAAGCAGATGCGCCGAAAGAAACCAATCAATACGGATTTCCTGGTTGACATTGAACCTCTTACAGACAATCAAGAAAAGTTTTTCGCGGACTATAAAGCAGGTAAGAATTTATTTGCATATGGTTGTGCGGGTACAGGCAAGACGTTCATTGCCCTCTACAATGCCCTGAGAGAGGTTCTCTCTGGTGAGACACCCTATGAGAAGATTTACATCGTCAGGTCGCTTGTAGCGACCAGAGAGATTGGTTTCTTGCCTGGTGATCATGAGGACAAGTCATCCCTTTATCAGATTCCTTACAAGAATATGGTGAAGTATATGTTTGAACTCCCTAGTGAGTCAGACTTTGAGATGCTGTACGGCAATCTTAAAACTCAGGGCACGATTAGTTTCTGGTCTACCAGTTTCATTCGTGGCACCACACTTGACAATGCGATCGTCATTGTTGATGAGTGTCAGAACCTGAACTTCCATGAATTGGATAGTATCATCACTCGTATTGGTGAGAATAGTAAGATCATCTTCTCTGGTGATGGTGTTCAGTCTGATCTGACAAAGACTCATGAGAGAAATGGTATTTCTGATTTCACTCGCATCCTTACGAAGATGGAATCGTTCTCTCTGATTGAGTTTGGTATCGAAGACATCGTTCGTTCTGGTCTGGTCAAAGAATACATCCTTGCAAAGAATGCTATTGGTCTGGTATGATATATTCAGTATTCAATCCCAGAGGGGAGAAGATTGCTGACTGTGGGGCAGAGAGAGATGCACTCTTTCTAGTACATAGTAGAAACAAAAGGTGGGATGGACATTACTATTCATTCTACCCTCTTCCTGGTGATATCGTTGATGTGACTCCTGCAAAACAACTTCCTACTCGTGACATTGTTGTCAATATGGATGGTGGTGTTGGTGGTAGTTGGAGAGAAGTATCACTCCCTGAGAATAATCAAGAACCATTCATCCCCAGTTTTCACGACTAATGAATTTTACGCATTGTAATTACCTTGGTGATATTGAACTTAGTAAGAAAGAAACTCCCGGTTGCCGACTCTATCAAGTCCCGAATGGAGACTGGGTTCCTTCTATTACTTCTGTCACTTCTTTCTATAACCGCCAGATTTTTGCTAAGTGGCGCAAGCGAATTGGAGAAGAGGAAGCTAATCGAATTACGAAGAAAGCAACTACCCGTGGAACTGATTTTCATGAGGCTGCACAGGCATACTTAATGAATTTGGATTTGGATTGGAATGAGTTCCGTCCTGCCACACAGTTCATGTTCCATCATGCCAAACCATATCTAGATAAGATAAATAATATTCACGCAAT